TTTTTGTTTTCTGTGTTGAATATATCCTGCGCATCTGGACTGCAAACTATCTTTACCCAGAAGTAACTGCCGGACATCCATATTATAGCTTTAATACTTATGCAAAAAACTGGTTTTATTATACTATAGCACTCTACTGTACACAAGAAAAACATTACCGTTTAACGACAAAAAATAAAAAAGAACAGTCGATACATATACTCGAACTGTTCTTCTACTTCCGAAGTTCACGCAGCATTGACATTACTGTTTCCTGCTTCTTAGGTTGACGGCTAGATACGCATTAGAGATGTCTCCATCGAAATGCTGTTCTAGCAAGGGATTTTTCCCTTGACCCCTTTGTTTATTATATGTGGTGGCGATTTTTGCCACCATTTTATCATTTTGGTGGCGCTTTCCACCCCCACTCAGGAAATGTTGCTAAAATACATATCTGACTTACCATACATACAAACTTGACATTATCTATCTCGTTCTTCAATAATATGAATTATGTTTTTCTCATTAATAATATTATTTATGTTTTCCTTAAGAAATGTTGGTTTGATTTCTTGTAATGCTATTTCTTCTAATGGTAACCATACTAACTGTTCCCCGTCATCAGTTTTGCTCTTACACAATTTTAAATCTTCATCCAAAATTTTCATAATCTTGTTGCAACAAAATCATTTCAATATCGTTTTTTTATTAAATTAAAAAGTCTATCTGCAGTATCCGGTCCTGTTTTGCCAGTTTGCTTTGATTGATTAACTCCTACAAATGAATTCTTCGAAAGCCTTGTTGCAAACACGAGATAATCCTTAAACAACTCGACAGCTTCATTCTGAATAGCATTTGCAGCGATAATAACGTCAATGCCTGGATTATGATTCTTTAACTCATCAATAATCCTCATTATTGATTTTCCAGTATTAATCACACTATCAACAATAACTACTCTCTCTGTATTAATCACAGGGGCATCATCTTGCTTCGGGTTCATCGAATAAAAAATGCCTCCTGCTCCCATATATACTCCGTCACCAAAAAACCTGCCACCTCGTTCCAAAACTAAGATTGATGTATTTTTCTCTGGGAATACGGTAGCAATGTGCCTTCCTATTTTTTCTCCTAAACGCACATGTGCTGCTGCCAGCCTACTTCCACTTATTCCTGAATTCGATTTGCAGATAGCAATATCAGCTTGTACTTCTTCGTCCTCATCAGCCAATATCACCAAAGAATGATCGTAAATCGGCACCAAGCCTGATAAGCTTTCATTCTTCAATGATCTGCTTATTCGCTTACCAATATACAGAAATCCTTTATCAGCCTCGCGTAACATATATAAATCAATCTTGCTATCTCCATAGGCAAAAATAGTGTATCCATGTTCTCGCAATTGCTTTACGACATAATACTTAACATCTGCACTTATGTATGGACTAGCAAATATAGTTCCAAGATTCTTAACATTAGCAATATCGCTCCACAAATCTTTTATTCCAGAAGAAAGCACAACATAATTATTCGATGCAACTATGTCATACACTTCATTATTAATTGTTATCTCTGCAATTTTAGATTTGTCAATAAACGCGGTTTGTAATTCCTTTTCAAAAAGAAATGATTGATAGCCAGTGTAAAAATCTCCATCGAAGCTCTTTGTCTTGCCATTACAACAGAACCTATATGAATCTTGAATAATAATGGTTTTATCTCCGTCAACCATATACAAGATATCCTGCTTGTTAAACTGCTCCATTATTTGATTACAGATATCTGTCGCTAAATCGTAGGAGCTGAAACCTTCTCGAAGTAAAGATAAAAAATCAAAAAAATTATTCTGTTCTTCTTCATTATCACTTACAACGTAAAAGTCCTTATTTCGCCTATGACATTCCTCTCTAAGATTATTTATTTCAAACTCCTGCCATTGTCTTAACGACTCAATGGACTCGTCAGCAAACTTAGCATTTTTCTCTGACAAAGCATATCTTTCCTTAAGATTTTCCGGAGAACAATACAGATAAATAAAGATGTCGTACAAATCTCCGTCAGCCTCAGTAAATGCAACAGTTTCCAGAAAAGAATAGTGTCCATCTGAAACAATTACTTCATCATTCAAACCATTAATATATTCTGTGTATTTAATTCTAACTTGATGTTTCTCTTCTTCTGATAGTTTCGAAAAGGAGCCACCACAAATACGTCTCAACTCCTGGCTGCCATTAATAACCTTTGCATCAGTTATTCTATCCATCAATGTACTTTTGCCTGCACAAGGCATTCCATATAATGCTATTTTCAACCAGTAAACACCTCCTTGAAACAACAGCTTCTGTCAAAATCGATAACGTCAAAACTGACCTCATTTAGAGGTGTGTCGTAAGGCATTGAAAAAGGTAAATCAATACAATTACCACATATGAACTGCATTGAACTCACTAACCTTTTCAAGAAATACCTTGATTGTCTGTTCTACGTCAGGGCTATTTATTATCACGTGTTCTTTCTTCTTCGTCACATCAATGAATACAGCAAGCCAATCCTTTTCAAAAACCTCAAAATCGTAGAATATCATTTACTAAATCACCCACTTTTTTTTGAAAAAGCGGTGTGCGTTTTACACACCGCCTTAAGTGTTATCTTACTGTAAGGTAGATGTTTTATCTACTTTTAAATTAAAAATTTTTACATATCGAATGCTTCATTGATAGTAATTGGATTGAAGTCATCAGCCTTATAGGTAACTGCTGCACCAACTTTACCCTGTACTTCCTGAAAAATATCAAGTACGCAATCAGCAAAATCACTGTAGTTGATAAATTCCGGTACTGTATCTGTTTCAAGTTTATCAAGCCATGTGCAAACAGATTTGATTGCCATGCCATTAGTCCACTTCTGTGAAGTATTGCCGGAAATAGTACGGTTGAAGAAAATCTTTCTACCTTTCTGATTACCTTCCAAGATGCTACACTGTACAGAAAACATCAGCTTGTCACCTTTCTTTGTTGGCTTGATCTCCATTTTATCAAAACTTACATCATAATCCCCATCCGGTACATCTTCAAACTGTGAATCGTCTGCTTCCTGAACCTCTTTCTGTAATGCGTTAAGATCAACCTGTTCATCGAATGCACTAAAATCTACTGCCATAATTTTTCACCATTTAACCTTTCTTAAAATAAATTTATGATTATAATTGCTATGATACAAGCAATACAAACCCTTGTATAATTATCCCTATTTTTCTGAATCCTGTCACCCACTGAACCGAATCCAAAGAATGCTGCCATGACTGCAAGAAAAATATTTAATGCAATCATGATCTTGTTCTTCTTCGTCTTTGACCTCTGACGTGCTGTTCAGGTGGGTTCATAGCACCGTCTAAAGGTTCAGCCGGGGTCTGTGCGTCAGCAGGTACAGGGTTGTTTTCCTGTGCAAGTCTTTTGATTCCTGCATTAAATTCTTCTCTTGTGATTACCTTCATAACCTCAACACCATCAACGATCAGGTCAACCGTATCACCCTTATGCTTCATCACATAGTTATCATCAGCCGGAACATAGAAATATGCATCTGCTTTCAGTGTGACAGATTCAGAATCAGTGTTCGTTGTACCGTCCTGAACAGGTTCAGACTTTTCAGCATTTCTTTCCTTACGTGTTCTTCTTGGTGGTTTCTGTAAATCCGGTTTCGGTACTTTATCGGCAACATCCATTGCTTCATCAAATGGTACTTCTTCCTGTCCCGGAAAAGCCTGATCAATAGCCTTGTCAACTTCATCCATGTGATCAGCAATCTTCTGTTCATTTTCTGCCTGAACTTCTGCCCTACTCTTACGTGTTCTTCCAGTCTTTTCTTCCAGTGCATCGGTTGGTGTTGCAGATTCAGCTTTTTTACCTCTTGTTCTTCTGCCTTTGCTGTCAGGTTTTTCAAGATCAGATGCAACCGCCTGATCAGCAGCATTCATTTCATCATCTGACTTGTAATCACCAAGTTCATAATAATTTCTGATCTTGTCAACAACATAATTCAGATCATTGTCAATAGCATATGCAGTAAACATTCCAAGCGGTGATTTTACGGTATCTTTTCCGCTGTTCTGTGTGTGAGTCTTTTCTTCAAATGCTCAACGTGCTTATATCCTGTGATTACTTCTTTCTTATACCCATCACCGTTTTCAATCCATTCCGTCTGAACATAGGAAGCATAAAAGGCTTTCTTGTTAATGTCCCAACCTAACAACTTAAGCTGTGACCACAACCGTTCATACTTTCCTGCTGTTGGTGTACCTGACAGCAAGATCACGCTTTCTGGTTGTAACTTCAATATGAATTTTGACCGTTTAGCGTTTTCATTGCATATAAGGCTTGATTCATCAAGTAACAATGTAAAGTCGGTTATATGGGCTATATACTTGCGTCTGAATACCAAATCATAGTTAATTACACCGACAATCTGAATGTTCTGATCATACAGGTCTTTGGTTTCAACCAATGTTCGGAAGTTCACACCTTCACTTTTCTTGGTCAAGTCCATAACTCTGTATTCCGGGTAATACGTTTTCATGTGATCAACCCAATCATCAACCTTTGACTTTTGGCATACGATCAGATTCACCGTATTGTTCAGCAAGTACATTTTTTCAGCCCCTACAAAAGTTTTACCAAGT